AAGGTCTGCCAATCCATCAGGAGAAGATGTAAGTAATGCAGCACCTCTTGGTGCATTTATAATACCTCTGGATTCAATTAAAATTGTACCTGATAATCCATAAAGGTCTTTTTTTTGACTTTTAAAAAGGTCTCTAATTGTTGCCATTTATAGTTTTGTATTTACTATAAATATTCTAATAAGAAAATTGTGTTAATGTTTTTTATTTAGTTTACCTTGTGAGGGCCATCACCATTACCACCGCCTGTTAAATCATTATTTGAATTAACTTTGTTTATTGTTTTTGATACTTTTTGTCCATCTAATAATATTGTAACTTGTCCACCTTCGTTACTATATGCTGCGGTCATAACTTTTAGTAAATCATTAAGTTGTTGTTGCATTGTTGTATCTTGCGTTGGTAATCCTTTTGCATTAGTAATTGCTTTTGTTTGCAATTGTATTGCTTGAGTTTGTTTTAGAGAGTCCGCTTTAGCTTGGTCAATAAATCCTTCAGTTTTACTATTTGTAGGTCCGAATATTTTTTGCAATTGAACGCCCATCAACATTCCAGTTAATCCTCCTGCTAATGCAGAACCTTTAGTAGATGTTCCTGTTGCTCCAGGTGTTGCTGCCTTTACACCACCACCTGCGGGTGCTGGTGTTGATTTCGGTGCACCTCCCCCACCGGAAGGTGCTGCAGTTGGTGCAGCTGCGGATTTTACTGCCTGCGATGTTCCAACTATTGCTGTTGCTTTGGATGTTGTTCCGGCTGCTGTTGGTGCGGATGCTGCTCCACCTCCACCACCTTCTGCTTTGGGTACTGCAGAACCTGGTTTACCAAACAATCCTAAAGTATCAACTAAAAATTCACCCAAAAATGTTGGAATGCCTGGGAATAAATCTCCTAACCATCCAAACACCGTAGAGCCAAATGTACTTCCTAACATCGCACCAATAGGTCCAAGAAAAGAACCACCAATTGCACCACCTAATATAGAACCAACCAAACTCATTACACTTCCACCCACATTTTTATACAAATCAGGTAGTGGGCCTTCATTCATAGTTACCAATGCGGAAAGGTCTTTATACATACTAAATCCGCCCAGTGCACTTCCCAATGGTCCTGCTACTTTTCCTGCAACCGAACCTAATATTTTTCCTACACCACCTGCTCCACTTACTACTTTGCCCAAAAACTTTTTAGGATTTAGTTTTTCCCACCAACTCATTTTAGGTGCCGCAATTGGTGCTGCGGCCGGTATCTTTGGTGCGGGTGGCATTGCAGGTGCCGGTGGTGCTGCTGGTGCTGCAATTTTAGGTGCACCTCCGCCTGTTGGTGCTTTTGGAGCACCTGTTGGTGGTTTTGGTGCTGCTGCAGCAGGGCCTGATGGTGCACCACCTGCAGGTGCTGTTTTAACTTGCTGTAATGCCTGTTGAGATGTCATTCCAGGATTTGCAGCTTTTAATTGTGCAACTTGCTGTGCTTTTGTTACAGGTGCTGCAGGTGTTGATGGTGCTGCAGGTCTTGGTGCTGCATTTGCCATTGCAGCCGTTCTTCTTTGTGCGGAACTTTGTGGTGTTGTTTTTGATTTATTTGTTCTCGTCTTTGTTCTACCACCCTTTTTACCCTTTCTACCAGGTACCATACTCATTAAATCACCCAATGCATTTGCTCCGCCTGAAGCGCCAAATGCAAGTAATGCTGGAATTAATTCAAAGAGAATTGTATTACCTAAATTTGCTAACTCTTTTTGAAGTTCTAATTCTTGTAACTTTCGAGACATGGTTATTTCATTCTCTAACTGTGCTCTACTTAAATTTTGCTGTATTTCAAAATCTTCTCTTTTCTTTTTAATATCATCTTCAAACGCCTCTCTATCCATTTTTAGCTGTTCTTCAAATTGTCTTTGGGCCGTTGCTTGCTCTAATGCAAATTTCTTATTATCTAAAGTTATTTGTCTAGTTGTTTCAGCTGCTAAAAGGTGTTTGTTTGCCGCATGAATACTAGCTTTATCTATTTTAGTTGCTGCACTATCCAATGCTTCTGCATCTTTCCCTTTACCTTTTCCAATTTTTGATAAATCGGATATATCCATTCCTGTTGCCTGCTGTAATGCTTGCTTTTGGAACATATCCATTTGGTTAGGGTCAAGTCCTTGAGCTTTCAATGCTTCCATTGCTCCAGTTGTATCACCTTCTGCAAACTTCATTCGGACTTCTGAAAGGTCAACTTGCTTACCTAATAATGCGGATAACTGCATTTCTGATTTTATACTATCTTTGTAGTTTAAAACCATATTCTGTCCGGCTTTAGCTATTTTTGAGAATGATACACCCAATGATGTCGCATATCCAACTTGTTTTGCCAATGCTTTACCACTACTAATATTCATTTCTAATGCAATCTCACTTGCACTAGCCATTTCTTTCATTACTGCACCTGGATTAAGGTCTAATTGTTCTGCCATAGCCTTAACACCTTGCATCATATTTGCAGCTGTTCCGGCTGAAACACCATCCATTAATTTAAATGATTCAGTAATATTTCCCGCTTCTTCCGCACCAATACCTGCAAATTTTGCAAATACTGCCATATCAGTTCCAAGTTTGGCTGATTCTTTTCCACCAACACCCATTGATTGTGCAATTGATACCGATGCGTTTGCTATTGCATCTGCACTTATTCCGGCATTTTGTAATTGATTTGCTGCATATCCTATGCTTGGTAATGCTTTACCAAAATAAGCCATACTTGCTTCACTCTTAAATGTCATTTCTGCTTCCTTCTGCTTATTGGCCATATTAATACCATGCATAGTAGCTGACATTCTTTGTTGTCTTGCAAAATCTTTTTTAGCGTATTTTTGGTCTACATCGAAACTTTGTTTGGAAAATTCAATATCCGTTTCGAAATTCATTTTTGCCAAAGGTCTTTGATATTCATCAAAGTTTTTCCTTTTGAAATCATTCTCAATATCCAAACGGTCTTTTATACCAGGTATTGCTTTCTTAGCTAATCCTTTTTCATTTAAAAGTTTACCTGCAGTTGCTGCTAGTCCTGCTAAAGCTGCTGAAAATCCTACTTTTCCTATTTTACTAAATACATCTAATAGTTCTTTAGCCATAGGCACAGTGCTTCCTATTTGACCTTTTATTTCATCAAAACCACTTTTGATATCAGCGGTTCTTTTATTAACTTTTTCTATTTGTTTACCGAAATCTTCTCCACTTTTTACTGCACCATCTATTGCTACTTTTATAGCTTTACCTTGTTGTGATGTAAACTCCATGGATTCTCCAATGCTAACAAATGTTTTTTTCAATCTCTTCATTGCTTCTGCTGCAGCTTCAGCACTCATTTCTTGTTCAGCAACTGCCCTTTGAATATCTGCAACACCCTTTTGATAATCGGTTTGTGCTTTTTTAAACTTCTGTATATTAGCAAGTTCTTTATCTGTAATATCTCCCCTTTTGGATAATATACTATTTATTACATCCAATTGCTGTTCTTGTGCAGCAAACCCTTCCGTAAATTGTTGATTTAATTTTTTATTTTTTTCAAGAGCTTTACCTAAATCATCTAACGATTTATTAACTTGATAGTTTTGTTTTAATTGTCTTTTTGTACTTTCAAACAATTTTTCGGATTCTTCTAAAAGTCTTTTTTGCTTTTTTTCATTAGCTTCAATTAAACTCCCCTGCTCTTTTAACTTTTTATTAATATCAGTAAGTTCTTTTGTCTTTTCTTCTAATATTTTTAAATCATCTTCCTGTTGTTGTGATAAGGCTTTACCTTGTTTTTCAAACTTTGCTCTTTCTGCATACAATAACTTTAGCTGCGCAAGTTCATTTTTAAGTTGTTGACGTTTTTCGTCTGCTAATTGGGCATTAATCGCACGTTCCTCTTCAAGTCTTTTTTTTACTTCCTGTAATCGTGCTATCTCCTTTTCAGTATCTCTTGTCGCCATCTATATTTGCGAAATTATTTTTTAGAATATCTTCTATCCAAACATTCTTCAAGATACTTACTCATAACCCTATATACTTCAGTATCTTTTCTGTTTTTTGTAGGTACATCATAACCAAGTTTTTTTACTCTATTTATAGTATCCATATAATTTCTATCCAATCTATCACTAAAATCACCAAATAATCCTGCAAGTTCATCATCATGCTTTGCTAATGTATTAATCCAAGTATCTTCTTTTTCATCTGCTTTTGCAGCAAAGAAAGAATTTACTAATTTTTTGAGAAATCCAATTTCATCTAATCTTATTTTTTTGGACATGATTATACTTTTATATTTTATATAAATATAAACCTTTTTGATAATTATCTTCTTCGTACTCTAGAAGATGATGTTGATTTTGATTTAGAAATTATTTTATCGTTTGCTTCCTTTTCTTTCTCCTTTGTTTCTATCAGTTTGTTCCAATAGAACTCTCTCAAACGTATGGGCATAAAATATACATCATGCCAATTAAAACTCCCGTTGGAGTAATATAGCATTTGAAATATTTTATCGTGCAGTATTAGGGAATAATTATTCGGTAGGGTAAAAAAAGTCACTCCCAAAAGGTATAGGGAGCGCCTCCGTTTCGCCCGTATAAGGTGAAGTATATTCAAATTTAAAATCCAAATCCGGAGTTACCGATGCTATATATTTTCTTAATTCTTTTGAATCTCTAGCTTGTAATCTATTTGATACGAAATTACTAATATAACCTACATCTCTGTTTCCATCAACCTCTACAAGAACTCGTCTGTATCTTGATGTAATTTCGTTACTTTGTTTCGTAAGTTTTTCTGATGCTTCAACATCTTTATTAATTATGTTTTCATCACCATGTGTAAGTAATTTAAACTTTACAGGTATTTTACTATTTGGTAATGTAAAACTAAATTCATTTTTTCTATTTAACAAAGAATAATCAATCTCTTTAATTTTAATAACTGAAAGGTCTACAGTCCAATCGATTTCATCATTATATTCCTTATCGGTAACTTTAATTTTATATTCAGGACCATATGCTAACATTCTAGCAGCAATTAAAACTGCATTTTTATCACCCAATAAAAGGTCATCTACTTTAACACCTGGCTCAACCAAAATGGATTCTAATAACTTTTCAATTACTAAATTCTTTTTAATAAGGTTTGGAGAAGTTAAAATATCTTCTTCTTTTGCTGTTAAAAGTTTAATAGTTACTTCACCTTTTGCTAATGGTGAATTTTCAGGATAACATAATCCTTTTGATGGTAAACTAATAATTTCAGTTGGAAAATCGTAAGTTTTTGTTTGAGTAGGATTTGTCTGCCCTAATCCTCTTGTAACCTGTTGTTCAATGCTTTGTTCCATAAATGTTATAACTTTGTTTATTATATATATCAGTTTTTTAAAAAAATAAAAGGGGAAACATTACTGCTTCCCCTTTGTATATGTCTATGTAATATAGATTAGTATTCTAAAATCGCGTAATCGTATGCCAAAGTCAATTCGATTGATAATGGGTCATTTGATGCCCAATCCAATTCACCAAAGTTTGCTGAAGTGATAAACGCACCTTTCAATGTCCACTGCTCAATCTTATCACCAACTGGTCCTAACAAATAGAAAGTGATATCTTTCTTATAGAACGCTGCGTATCCATCTCTACCGGTCAATGATTCGTGTGATGTTCTAATCCACTCCATTACTTGCTGTGCACCTGATGGTACAATTGGGTCATAAAGAGTAATGTTCACATCATCCCAAGTCGATTTACCCTTAATCTTTCTTTTTACATTGATATGGTCTAATTCTACTACTTCTGAACTGAAAGTTGGTCTACTTGCAGTTTTGATGATATATGATTCGATACCATTGATTTCCATAATGAATCTGTTACCAAGCTTTGGTTCAAAATTCTTATAGAACATTTTGTCAAACTCTAAAATTTCTGGCATTTTA